ATCTTCACCCACATCGACTCGAACTGTTCGTCATCCTTGAATCGTACGTAGACGAAATCCTTAGCTTCAGGTTTCTTTTCAAATTCTTTTACTTTGAAGTACATGTCCAGGCTGTGCTCCGCACATGTGTATACAATGTTGTTGGCATCTTCTTTGCTCATATAGTTTCTCCTTTGTTAAACGTTGAGGCCGTAGCAAATTTCGGTGGCAAACAACCCTGACCTCTACCCACTACGAATACCGTTTAAGAATAGTCAATTCCCCAACGCAAATAATATATAAGATATGATGGGATAATAGTCAACCCCCTTTTTTTATTTTCTTTAATCTTTCTTTCAGGGTAATGCTTCTTCCTACATGACTTGGTTTCTCTAGTTCTTCAACACACGCAATCGCATCTGCAACCAGATCCCCCAGTTCCTTCACCTGCTGCTGGAGACCTTCCAGTCTCTTGTTATATGAACGAGATCGGTTCTGGCTTCGAACGAGATCGAGGGCTTCAAAATCTACTGCCATTAATCCTCCTTTTTCCTCACGATACGACATCATGGGATAGCTGTCAACCCTGAAGTTCGCCTGGCCAGCTGGTATCCCTTCTGGCTGCACCAGCACTCCGGGGGTCACCTTTGTCCGAGAACGAGGTTTAGGTCAAGCGAGAACGAGAAACGAGATCCTGAAGCACAGGTGAACGCTGCTGGGCCCCAGGCCACCGACCAACAAAGAGGGAAAAGTCGGTGGCCAGGATCCGAGAACGAGAGCTACGCAGCATCTGGCTGCCGGGCCAGCTCCGTTAGCATCCTGCGCTGGACCAGTGGCCAGTCTAACGGGAACGAGAACGAGGCAAACGAGACCAGGGAACGAGGATCAGTAAACACGGACACCGGTCTGTACAGTTTAAGAGACCTCTGCAAGGGGGTCTCTTTCAAGATAATTACCTTGCCTCCAGCCATAATATACTTGTTGATCCAAACAACTTGCCATTTATTTAGCTTCGGAAAACTTAATGAATCTGATTTAAGTTCTATCCAGAATACTTCGTTCTTAATTACAGCGTGTATATCAGGTATACCATTAATTGTGCTAGATTCTATGCGGGTTAAAAAGCAATCAGTCAGTCCTTTTTTGACCTTTTGCCATAGCCTAGATTCTGCATTTCTACTAATTGTCATTAAGTCAGTTTTTTTATTTCTTTGATGACTGAATTAGGTATCAAAGTAGTATTCCCAATCGTTTCAATTTCAGTTTTATTATCATTGTAAGAGTAATCTCCAAATATTCTAGTCACACCTTTTGCCTGAGACAGGAGATGACCTTTGGTGATGCAGGTGGCCAGCTTTGCTTTCTTAACATCAGAAAAACTACTCCATGAGCTATCCGAGACAATATCAAACCACTCAACTGATACCATTGGATATTTATCTATTTCGTGTTTTACCTTTTTAGGTATTGCAATCTTTTTCCTATTCATCAATCTCAACCTTTATAGTTCCAACATGTGTAACTATGGTAGAGTTATGTACTTGGTTAAAAACATTTAACCACTCAGACCAACTAGCCTTCTCCAATTGCTGTAACGTCTTCGGACTCAACTTCAATCGTTTTGGCGTTGTAGCCATCGATTTTGTCCGATAGTTCTTTAAGCTTCGTTTCAAGTTGCTCACGTGACATACCCTCCAAACCACTAACTCGTACCTCTTTCCTATCAACATAAGCACCTGCTAATTGACCTGATCTATATTCAGCATTGATCGCAGCAGCATATTGTTTATCTTTCTCGGCCTTGTCAGAAATTCTTTCTAACCTTTTATTTGCAATATGTGGATTGTGCTTTCTAGATAACATTCTAGATGCAACAGATCCATAATCCTTCTCATTAGTACAAACATAACCTGCACGTTTAAGTGCTTCAGCTTGAGTTATTGATCCCCAATCTTTTACGTATATCTCTATAAACATTTTTTGTTTAGGAGTGAGATCTAATTCTGTTCTATCTGTTTTTCTTTTTAAACCACCTGGCATTATTTTCTCGTTTTAGTAAATTTTCTTCTTACTTCTCCTCTTGCATAGGAGTCAGCAGATGAATGAGTCATATGAGTTTTAGCACTATTATAAGTTTCAGTGTATTCTTTTTGTTTTGCCTTATTTCCAGGATATAGCTTTTTTACTACATCTTTAAACAACATAAATTTTTTCATCATAATTTTCTACTATATAGATTATTTCACCAAAAAGTAATAGCCCCAAAAACTCCTGGTTGCGTTCCCGCAAGAGTGGTGTATCCAAGATACACCATAGATACACCACGGATACACCATTAAAATTGACTAAAAGTGTTGGTATAATTGACTAATAGACGTTTAGATACACCAGATACACCACTTCTGGCCTGGGGGGTACTTTTTATTGATCAGGGGTCTAGAATATCTATATAGTAAAAAATCCACCGATCCCGTTCAGTAGGTTATTTCTGGTTGTCCGGTGTCCGTTTTTCCTGTATAGTTCACCTGTGTTATTTGTTAATAACGTTCTTTGCTTAAATACTCTTGGGGGAGTTCATTTTAATTGCTCTCTAATCATTCCCCCAGGAGTTAAACACATTCGTCCACCATGACTACGTTAACTTCTTATGATTTTCTTTAAGTATTAATGCACGAATTTTTCTTCTCTCATCCTTACTTTTAGCCTCCCGATACCTCTTATACAAACTTCGATACCGGATCCAGGCCACTTGCATTTTAGTAAAAATAATTTTTCCATTATCTACCATTTTTAAATACTCACCTCTTACAAAGTCAGGATCTAATTCAGCACCCCAACAAACCTGTTGGAAATCTTCTGAATTATCTACAAACCAACAGTGGCTGTCATGCTTATGGTAGGTTTCTCTTTTAAAATTAGAAGGATTAGTTGCATCTTCCAAAGCTTGCACAAGGATCGCTTGAAACAATCGCTGTTCTGCGAATGTCTTTGGTTTTGTAATTGCTAGGCTCAACTTAGTGCCCAAAAATTTTAGTAAGCTTGGAGCACAAGTCATACGCTTTATTTTTATCCATCACAAAAGTTCGTGATCGCTTACGTCTATACCTTGGCTTCTCATACACTCGAATGTACAAATCCCACATACGTTCAAGGTAATCCATCTTCTCTTGACCTGTCATCAGATCAAGCATCACAATTGAATCTTTAAGTAAACCTCTAGGTTTCTTGTCCATTAGCATAACCACGATGCGGGAAAGATATAAGATATGGAAAGATCACACCGTGGTCAGCTATTTTTTACAACCAGTTTTATGCCCTTTGAATCTGCAGCACGTTTACGCCCTGATCGCCATCGATCCTCGATTTTATCAAGGAAAGAAAGACTAAAATTTCCTAAACCAAAGTCATTTCCACAATACAACTGAAACATTAAAGACGTTAACTCATCGTAAGTTTGTTTATTTGGACAAACCATTACAAGCTTATCTAACGCCTGATTTAATGCTTCTTCACTGCTTTTTTTTACAGCTTTACCCACAAAATATCCTTTATTTTAAAAGTTAATTTTATGTTTCGTTGTTCGGTGAAAATAAAGTGTTTTGAAAGCCCCACTTTTTCATTTAGGCTTAGGAATACATCTATTGTTTATAAAAGAAGTGACTTAATTGCAACAGTTAATTTTAAAAAGGTGGCGTTAGTCTCCCGTACGCCACCCTCCACTGATCAATTATTTACCGTTGAGAAGCTTTTTACCCTCAGCCAATAAATTTTGTTTCATTTTGTCGTAGCTAATATTTTGTTTTTTAGCTATCTTTTTGACCTCATCATCTACTAATTTAGCAATCATATTGCCTGGCCTTCTAAATCCATTCTGTCCCATAGCTCTAATAATTGTATAAGACTCAATATCAACTGCACATGATTTCCATTTACTTATGTCCATTTATCCTCCTAATAAAATATTAAATAACCTAAACCACCAAATAAAAATAAAATTACTTTTGCTGGTAATATTGTAAGCAAAGCAATAAAGATCATACTGAATATTAAATCTTTCATTCGTCCTCCTCCATGCCTTTTAATTGATCGTAGCAAAGTTCAGAAGCTACCTTTTCGTTAATTATATAAATTGGCATGTCATCAAACTTTAGTGAGCATTGTTGTAACTTACGCATACAATTTTGAAACTCATCATCAGAATATTCTAATGGCATACCATTAATTGTGTGTCTTGGTAGTTCAGATAAAATATTGTCAACCTGTTGACACCAATTTTTTAAAGTATCAGATTTATTTTTCATTTAGTATCTTCTCCAAATCTTTCATGGGGCTAGACTCTACAATACCCAATGCATCTTTCAACCTTTCATTTTCTTCTGTAAGTTTTTTTATATTAGCTGTTAGATCATCAAGCTGATCACAAAGTCTTTTACAAACTTTTTGCAATTCATCTAATGCTACATCTAACTCTGTTGCTTCTTGTGTTAGCACAAGTGGTTTTACAGGTGTGTTTGGACCTGTAGTAATAACTGGACCTGTGGTTATAAGTCCATCCTCATCTAGTTTTATCGTTGTTGCCATGTGGCCTCCTCTTTGTTATGATTTATAATATCCTAAATATAATTATTTTCATGGGATATGCAAGGATAATTTTATGACTAAATTCATGCTCGTTTTACACCTTTGTAGCG